CTTATGAGACCAGATAGGATACCAATCCTCCACCGCTATCTTTTATTTTATTCATATTGATATGTTCTCATACCACTTGTATAAGAAATAAAACGAGAATAATAGTAATGTAAAACACGTACCTATTAAACCAACAAATATCCAATTAGATATTGTTACCGTTTGTATACCGTTATTGAAATTTACAACACCAGTGATTTGTAATACAACAGCAAATGTCATATACACTGCGATGCCAAGTAATGCACCGAAACAACCTTTGATTATATTATCCATAGATAATGTCTCCTTGTTTATTATAAAAAGATTATGATAAAGTCTCATTACTTATGATTCACTAAGTTGTTCCTTAAATAGTGTCAAGCATCAGCTATACTCTATTAGAGATACTGAAAGTCCGCTGCACGGTACGGTTGTCGACTTACCATAATGATAACTTTATCAAATAATAGAGTCTGGTGATTTCGGTCTGACCCACCTTTAGTTTACTGACAAGCGACTCTACTTAGCTAACTCAATCGTTTCTTATTGAGTATCATGACCAATTTTGTGTAAGGGTCATTCTGTTGCCAAGTTACCCTTAAAATAGAACTCCGAATCTTATTCATGTGGTTGCCCACGTTATGCCATATAGTCTAAACATTGCTGTCTAGAGATGGAAAAGTATAGCCAATGGTCAGTCCCTTGAACTATAACAACCCATACTTTAGCATAAACATCAAATATTAAGCTCAATGTGGTAGCCTCCGAGTTGGTTAAAGGAAAATTATTTATTTATGAGTGAAGAAATGGAACGAAGTGACAATAAAATAGAAGAAATCGAAGATTTCTACAAGAAAAAAACAATAGTTGAGAAGAGCAATCATTCGCTTTGTGTGGTAATCAAGCAACTATGCAAATACTCTTCTCTAACTAAAGTTCGTTCCTACTCCCTACACTATCTATTTGTTTCAATAGCATAAGGAGAGGAACTAAATTCCCTATATGGGTGACTCCGAACTATCCTCTACTTGCTCGGTCTCAGTTTCAGAGTCTTCAAAGAAATCATCAGATGATGTCTTCGCTAAAGGAACTTCATTGCCATCGGCATCAATAGCAACTACATCCTTCTCTATAGACTTGATACTACCATCATCTTGGAGTGATACTCGTACTCGAGGATATTTCTCTAAGAATGAAGATGGTGTAGTTGTTCCATAGAATAAGGGTTGCAACTTGGAAGTTTCTTCAGTTGGAAGAGTTGACCAACCATTGAGACTTTGATTTGGTGAATAAAATACACCAGTCTTTTTGCTTGACACTCTACCATTGTAGGTTCTGACATTGTTTGCCATAATACACGCCTCTTTTCTTTTTTGAGGATGAATGAAAAATGATTTCTAACGAAAAATCATACATATGAAAAGCATATGCGTGGGGTACTCCCTCGTGAATATGTGTATACCGCATTTGCCTCCATTTTTTTCGGAATTTTTTACTTTTAGTCTTGATTTGCACTTGACAATAGGGGTAGCTTCGGGGTGCGCGGGTGGGATTTAATAATAGATTCTAGTATATAATAGACAGTAATATACAGTAGTAGGAGTTGGCAGGAGATGACTGATAATGAAAAGTATTTTATCCGAGTTTTATTGGAAGTGGAGACGGAGGGTATTCAGGTGGAGAAGAAAAATAAAGTCATGGAAGCTTTTTATTCTGATAAAATTACTTTTAAAAATCTCCAAGCGTCTTTAGATAAAATACACTCATGGCGTACATAAAATATTTTTTTTATAATTTGTATATATAACGTGGGCAGTTATAGATTCTACAATGGCTGAGATAATAAATAATCTTGCAAACAAGACTTATCGGGAGTTAGAGGAGGCTTTAACGAGTATGTCTGATGGTGATAATGGAGATGGAGTTATCGACATAGATGGCTCTGCGTATATTATCCCAAAGAAGGTACTCCAGCTTATTGACTCTTTAGCTACTGAGAATGAAATGCTAAAGAAGAAGGGTCATGAATTATAAAGAGATAAAGGGAATAAAGCATTTTGTATATGATAGTCTTAGTGAGTTTAAAAAATACAAAAAAGATTTAACTACAAAGCAATGGAAAGATAATCCTCAAGAGGGAGATTGGGTTATCGCAGATGATGGAGGGGTGGTTCAGATATTAAAAAGGAACGGTATATCGCATCCGTCAGATAGGAAGAACTGGAAAGCTCATAAAGGATATGTGAGGACTGTTGTTGGTACATTCTTAATTAACGACAAAACCGAAATGGATACAGATTTCGATTCACACCCAAATAGATATACATTTTCTAAAAATTTAAAGAGGGCTAACGATAATTTTAAAAAACGAAAAAATATTACTAAAAAAGAAAAGCTATTTGCTACTGAAGTTATTGTAGGTAAGGATGCTGTAAGTGCTGTCCAAAATATATACAAAGAAAATGATTTCAATAAAGCAAAAAAGAAGGCAGTTCTACTATTAAAACAGGAGAGAATTATGAATGAAGTAGAAAAAGGTGTTGTTGATATAGCAAAAGGGCTTGGCATTGACCACGAATATGTACTTCGCAGGCTAAAAGCATTAGCAGATACAGGAGAAGAGGAGAATGTAGTCCTCCAATCTTTAAAAGAATTAGGTAAAATCATTGGGACATCGAATCCTAATATTAAAAGAGATGTAGGTATCGTTGGTATGTTTCAAGGTTTTTCTCCAAAACAACTGGCACAGGCTGAAAGAAAAGAACTAACTGAAGGAGAGAGTAAGTGAGTACACAAAATCATAGAAAATTTGGTATAAACGATTATAAAAAAGCGACTCAGCTGGCTAATGAATATAATAATAGGTATGCATCTGAAATAATGGGTGTTCATATAAGGACAATCCGTAAATGGAAAGCTATTGTTAATAAAGAGAAGTTAATTGAAGACTTTACAGTCGAAGATGTTCCTACAGGTAATGAGCCAATAGGTGATTTGATTGAGAATAGAATAAAGAAATATGCGTTAAAGAGAGATGCGAGAAATGCTGAGAATTTAATCAATGTAAAGATTAATGTAGACGGCCCCGTTGGTATTGCTCACTTTGGCGACCCTCATATAGATGATGATGGCACAAATATTGCGGAACTTTTAATGCACGCAGATTTAATACAAAAGACAGAGGGTATGTTTGGTGGTAACATTGGGGATAATCAAAATAATTGGATTGGTAGATTAGCTAGACTCTATGGTGAGCAATCTACTTCAGCTAGAGAATCTTGGCGATTAACTGAACATTTTATATCAAAAGTTGATTGGTTATACTTAGTTGGAGGGAATCATGATGTTTGGAGCGGCCCAGGCGACCCATTAGAGTGGATGTGTAGCCAAAGTAATGGTGTATTTAGTAACAATGGGGTAAGGATGAACTTAATATTCCCTAATAAGAAAAAAGTTAGGATAAACGCAAGACATAATTTTACAGGTCATTCAATGTGGAATACTGCTCATGGGCTAGTAAAAGCAATACAAATGGGCTGGCGTGACCATGTACTAACGGCAGGACATACCCATGTTAGTGGATACCAAGTATTGAAAGACCCTTCAAGTGGACTAATATCCCATGCACTTAGAATCGCATCTTATAAAGAAATGGATAGATACGCTGAAGATAAGGGATTGGCTGACCAAAATGTATTCAAATGTCCAGTCACAATTATCGACCCTCAATATGCAGATAATGACCCTCGACTTATAACAACCATATTTGAACCAAATGAGGGCGCTGAATATTTAACTTGGAAAAGGAGTAAAAAATAATGGGTGTAATTAAAAAATGGACTATAGTTCAAGGTAAAAAACACCCTGAAGATGAAATATTGTTATATTATAATAATCCAGTCTCGTTTGAGGACTTAGGTAATATGTGTAGATTCTTTATGATAAATGAAGACAAGATATACCCTCCTCCAAGATTTAAAGGAGCAGAGATGTTTAAAGAATATATTAAAGAAGTGCTTGACACTAGAAAACTACCAAATAAAGATAAATTTAAATTAAATAATGACTAATATTAACTCCAGAGATGTCTCTGAAGCCGAAAAAGTATTAGAATTAGCCAGAACTGACTTAATTGCATTTGGTAAGCTTTTCCTTCCTGGCGATTTTGGCAAATCTGAGTCCCCTCCATTCCATTACGAGATAGGAGATGCGTTATTAGAACCTACTACTAAGTCTTTAGCATTAATTCTACCCAGAGGAAGTGGTAAAACTCAGCTATTTAAAACTTATCTTATGAATAAGATTCTATTTAAGAAGCCAGATGAGTTAATGTTTATAGCTTGGGTGTCCGATAATCATAGAAAATCTATATTAAATCTTCAATATATTAAACAACACTTCTCATCTAATGAGGTAATCCAATATTATTTTGGTAATGTTGTTGGAGAAAAGTGGACTGAAACTGATATTGTTACTACTACTGGAGCAAAGCTAATTAGTCGTTCCAATCTGTCAAGTGTAAGAGGAGAGAATTATTTAGGTAGAAGATATGATGTAGTCGCTCTTGATGACACAGAGAGTGAAACGAATACAGTGACCCAAGATGCAAGAGAGAAAATTAAGAATATTGTATATAATGGTGTAAAACCTGCCCTCGATTTGCATAGCGGAAGATTAATATTCGCTGGTACACCTGTTCATTTTGATAGCTTATGTCAAAATATATTAGATGGTTATGAAAAAGCAAAGAATAAAGATGATTATACTTGGGATGTAATTAGTTATAAATCTACTCAACCTGAAATGCCAGGAGGAGTATTGTGGGAGTCATATTTCCCTCGAAAAAGATTAAATGTGATGAAGAAGGAATACGAGGAGGCAGGCAGAATACATGGGTACTATCAAGAATATGAGCTTGAGGTACAAAATGAGGACGAAGCAGTTTGGGGTAGAAAATACATAAAGTATTGGAAAGGATATTACAAACATGAAGATGGGGTCAATTACATCACTATTGAAGGAGAAAAAATTCCTGTCAATATCTTTGTTGGTTGTGACCCTGCAACGGATATTAATACTAAAACTGCTGATTTCTCAGTTATAATGGCAGTAGCTCTTACTCCTGAGAATGATGTGTATGTTTTGGAGTATGAAAGGCATAGGTCAATACCTACTTTAGCAGGTAGGGATGGTGGAGATAAGATTATAGGGAAAAAGGGTGTAGTTGATTATATAATGGATATGCATCAAAAATACCATTGTATATCATCTACTGTTGAGGATGTTGCTATGAATAGGTCTGTTTTCCAGGCATTAAATGAAAGAAGAAGAATAGAAAACAAATTTGATATTAGCGTTATTCCAGAGAAACCAGGGGGAAGAGAGAAGAGAAATAAGATATATTCGGGTCTTTCTGGTCGTTTTAGTACAGGAAATATACATTTAAG